CTTTAAATACATTAGAATTATTTTTAAAACTTATTTTTCTATTTGCAGTGGGATTTATAGTAACCCCATTAGTATCAATACGCATTTTTTCATTACTACCTGTAGCAAAAGCAACTACTCCATTTCCTGATTTAGCATTTATAGTATGCATAGCTCCATTTGAACCATTATTCGCAGAACTCGTAAACTCTAATGACCTAGCGTCAGTTGTATCTCCCCCTGCTGAAAAATAAAGACCTTCGCTTCCTTTAGCTACTTCTAAATTAGCATTAGGACTAGTCGTCCCAATACCAACGTTTTGTGAAGAATCTACTGTTAAAGCAACTGTTCCACCTGTAGTTATAATAGTGCTAATAGTTCCATTTAATCTTAATTGATTTGCATTATAACCTATACTTGCATTTACTGCTGTATTATCGCCATTTCTAAATCTAATAGCATCAAATAATGCGTTAGAACCATTTCTAAAAATATCTATTGCTTGAACATTTGATTCAATAGTAAGTTTACCTGTAGTTTCTGTAGTGTTTAATGATAATTTAGGAGCATTTACACTTCCTGCAAAAGTTGCGTTTCCTGATGCGTCAAGTGTTAATTTTACTGTGGTACTATTGTTTGTGTAAAATTTAAGATTTGAACTACTAGCACCTATTGCAAAATCTGCTCCCGAGTCTCCCCAAGTTCCGGAATCAGTTATATATCCTACATCTGTATTATTTGCTCGTTTTATTCTAAAATAAGCAGAATCAGATTTTAAACTTAAAGTTCCTGTTACATCCACATTACCTCCAAAAGTTCCTGTAGTACCAACTGCTAGTGCAGCATAACTTCTTAATAAACCTATCGTTTCTAATCCTTGAGATACTCTAATAGCAGAGTTTGCTGCTACTCTAGTTAATGCAATTCCATTAATACCTATACCATCATCTGTTGTAGATATAAACGATGTTGCAGATACAGTACCTGTTGAAACAAAACTAGAACTTTCTAATCCTGCTACAACTAAATCCGCTGCGACATATCCTGCACCGCCAATATTAACTGTCGTTGTAGGTTCTACTGTTGTACCTCTAAATAACTTGAATTTATTACTATCTGAAGCATCATTGAATAAACCTAAGTACCTTGTAGCACCGTCATTGTATTTACCGTAATAACCAATATCAAGGCTATTTGCGGAATTATTAATTGCAAGTGATATAAGAGGGTCATCTACTGATAAAGTCTGTGAATTTACCGTTGTAGTCGTTCCATTTACCGTAAGGTCTCCTGCAATTGTTACATCTTTACCTGTAATTAAATCGCCCTCTCTGTTAATTATTAATGCAGTTGTATCTAGAGCATTTGCATTTGATACTTTAAATACTATTGATTCTGTTACTGCCGATTGGTCTATATTTAATTGACCTGTTGTATTATTTGCATAAAAATTAGAACCATCGTGATAAACCTGAGCATCGCTCCCTGTTCCATAAACAGACTTTACGTTATCATTATGGATAGTGTTTCCACTCATTGTTCCACCTGCTAGTGGTAGGTATAAAGCAGCAGAAGTATCTACATAGGCAGTAGTAGAAATTTTTGTACTATTATCTCCTGCGGATTGTGTAGTAGCTAAAGAACCATTCGGTAAAGTAACTCCTGCGGTTGGGAATTTTAAGTTCAACCCTTGATTAGATGCAGTCGATTCTATTTGATTTGCTGTACCTGTTATTTCTAATACCTGTGTGTTTAAATTAACATTTCCAATTCCACTATCTCCGATAAAATCTAAATCAGAAGCATTATCTAAGCCTTTTACATAAGCAGTTGTTGCTACTTTTGTTGAGTCATCATTTGATGCTTGTGTTGTTGCTGTAACTCCATTAGCAAGAACAGAAGTTGAAGTTACATTCCCTGTTAAATCGCCTGTTACATTTCCTGTTAAGTTTCCTGTAACATTTCCAACTAAATTTGTACTTATAGAAGTTGGCAACCCTATCGTTACACCTTGCCCACTTACAACTGCATCTATTTCATTAGTAGTTCCTAAAATGCTTAACGTTTGAGTATTTAAGTTTACCTCTCCTGTATTTGTACCGTCTGTTATATCTAAATCACTACCTGCATCTAAACCATCTACATAAGATTTTGTAGCAGCATCTTGTGCTAGTGTAGGGTCTGTTAGTCCTGAAAGCCTACCTGTAATATTAACACCTGTGTTTGTGGTTATTAATTTTTGGGCATCTTGAAATCTTAATGAAACTCCTGCATCAGTTCCTTTTATCCAAACCTCTCCATTATCTGCATTTCTAACAAAAAAGCTAGTTGATGCTTCTAGGTATAAATCTCCTGTTCCTGTATCTTTTATAAATGAATTTGCCCCATCGTGATAGATTTGTAAATCACTAGATGTACCCATTAAAATCTTACTAGAATCAGTAAAAGTAATGTCATCCCCTGCGCTTACCGCTATATCTTTTCCGCTTGTTGTGTTTCCAAAAGATAAAACTTCCTGTAAAGTATCTGATGTAGCAAATTTAGTGTCTACGTATAATTTTACCGCAGCACTTGTCGGTAGTGTTGTATCATTATTAAAGTTTTCAATACCATTTGCAGCAGTTACAAATTGTGTAATCGTAACCCCTGTACCTGTATCTTTAAGCGAACCCCATTCTAGTACGCTTGTAACTTTAAAGTCCCCTGATGTGTTTAAAAACAAACCTGATTGATTTCCTGAACCATCTGTAAGTTCCCTTAACGTTGCAGATATTGCTGCGTTGTCAATAGTTTTTAATAAGCCCTCGTAAGTAGCAGATATTTTAGTATTAAATAGAGTTGCCATTCTTTAATTTTTTTGTTTTATTGTTTTCAGATTTTTTTAAGAAAGTTTTAAGTTTCTTAACATTTTTTTCTTTTGCTTTATAAATCATAGTACCCAACCATTAAAAGTTGCATCACTACTTGGGTAAATGTCATCATTAATGTTATTTGTATATTCAGGATATGTAGTTTGATTAAAACCCATAAAGTCAATAAATCGTCTTGAATACCATTCTGCGTTTGTTCTTGCTTTTTCGACTAAATAGTCAACCTCTTCTTTGCTAACTGAGTCTGCATTTTCAGAACGATGTTTAAACATTCCGCCATTTTTTATTTGATAACTAGCAAATGGTATGTAATCCACTTGCGAAAACCAAATTAGCATTGATACAATGTAATCGTCAAGTAAAAGTTTCCATCTTGCGTTTGCAGGTTTATCTATTCCATCAACTAAAGCGGCAGTTAAGGCTTCATACATTTTTGTACCCAAATAATTCTGTATGTGAATTTCTTGAGCAAGTTTTATAAACTGAATATATTTGTCTGTGTCTACGTTGCCATCAATTATTGAGTTTCGAACTAAATCTGTTCTATTGATAAATAATACTGTTGCCATAATTTTATCTTTTAAAATCCTTGTGGGTTATTAGGTAAAAATCCTTTATTCGGTAAATTTCTTGGTTGAATAGAAACTTGGTAAGGATTCGTAACTCTATATCCTAAAATAGCAGCCTGTCTTGTACCAATAATATCTTGTGCATTTTTAGTACTTGTTTTTGCCAATTTACTCTTGTATGTAACTCGTCTCCACGAATGATGGCAATTGCCTCCGCCCTTGTATAACCATATCGAATATGTGTCAGAATTTCCTTTCGGTCCCCATCCCTTGTTGACAGGTTCAGTACCCATTCGTATAATATCTTTTTTACGATATAATTTATTAGCCTGTTTCATTGCTCTACAAAATGTACGAGCATTATCGCCTACTTTTCTTGGGCTATAATAATACCGTACTTTAAAATAATTTTCCCCTACTTTTTCATCTTGTGAAGATGGACTGTTAGGGTAAGCACTTCCTGTACTTACTAAATTTACAATTTTGCTTAACGTAGATAATTTATCTTTTTCTTGGTTGTTTAAATCTGTGATAATTCCATCAATGTTTTCTTCTTTTTGATAGTCGACATCTTGTTCAAAAATAGCTTCCCACTTAGTTTCGTCAATATCTTCGCCTAAAGCAATTAATTGAGCAGCAATTTCATCATCGTTTTCATTCGATTCACTTGAGCAACATAATTTTTCTCGTGATAATGGTACACAATTAGGTACTTCTTTGCCATCTTTTGTCTTCATTCCTATCTGCTCGTAACCATCCCAACAAGGTGCTTTAAGTTCCGTATGATTTTCACAAGGCATAAAGTAAATTTCGCCCTCAATTTTCATTTCGTGAGAGCCTGAACAACCCAACTCTCTTGCTGCATTATCTGCTTCTTCTTTTGTGTTATAAGCCTGTTGACCATCTATTGTTTGTAAAGACAGTTTTTCCATTTCAACACCTGTTTCCTCTTCAATCGTTTCTTTGTCTTGAATCTTTCTATCTACTTCTGTAAATTCTAATGGTTGTAAAGTCGTAAAGTAGAGGTTTAAGGCGATGTTATTATAAGCCAATAATACATCAAAGGAATCTATTAAAAGTTCCTGAAAAGGTCTTATAACCGTATTGTCCATCAATAATGATGACGTTTTAATTTCATCTGCATTGCTTGAAAATCCTGTACTTGTTTTTATACCTAATAAAAAAGGCGATACAACTCTATGAGCAACTTGAATCTTCGATTGTGATTCGTCAGATAAAAATTGGTATTGATTATGAGCATCACTTAATTGTACAGGTGTTATTTCTGCTTGTGATTCTTTATTGTCATTAAAAGCAAGTATAAATTTTCCTGCATTGCTTGAGCCTGAAAACTTCTGTGCTATTTTCTTTTCAATTAATTGTCTTTCTTCTTGGTTTGGAGTACCATTGTTGAAATTAATTAACATACTAGGTGCTAGACCATTAAGTATATTATTTAAGTGATAATTGCTTACTTCTTCTTCAAGTTGAGCATACTGTAATCCACCCTGATAATCTACAGGCGAATAGTAATAAAATCCTGACTTATATGGTTTTATGTAATAAATTTCTATGTTCTCTTTTGACATTCCAAAAGCAGGTATTCTTAAAGGCACATCGCTTCTTTTAATATTTACCCAATCTTTAAAATAGTAATATGCAGGAATGTCTCCATCGTCATTTGCTTTTTCTGCTCTTAAAGTTTCAACAGGTAAATGCTCTATTTGAGCAATTGTCTTTCTGTCTTTTGAATATATTACTTGTACCGCACATTGCCCCATTAATTTTAAGTCATAGCACAATTTTCTAACTACATTCTTTTTGAACAAAGAAATCATTTGTGCATACTGATTTGGTTTTCTGCTTGAATCTGTTGCATTTAAACCTTTTCCATATATAGCTTGGCTAATTCCATTTATAGCAGCATTATTCGTTGGGCTACCATTGTACCTGTCAATTAAGTATTGAAAATAGTTATTATCTTCTCCGTATTCAATCCAATCTTCGCCATTTACTTCTTTAATTAATGGACTTGTATAAGTACTTAAATTTACGAATCCAAATTCTGAAACCTTTGATGCTCTTTTAAATTGCCCTTTGTTATTCCTTAGTCTTTTATTTTCCATATTTATGGTACTGTATAAGTATTATCAAATCCTTTGTACTCCGTATATTGACCTTTATTTAATTGATAGTAGTCATTGTTATTTAATTGATTTATGTCTTGGTCTGTACAAAAAACTTTGTCATTGTAAATATCTAGCTTTTGACCATCGTCTGTGTTCCATTTAACCTCATAATCATTCCAAAAACTATAATTTGTATTCCAAAAATTATAATCAATATAAAGTTTTAAGTCAAAGTAATGATTTTCAACTAATACAGGATTAAATATATTGTCAAAATTTAAGTAATTATTCAAGGTTGTAGCACTTGTTATATCATATTGCTTAATGATATTGGTACTGTCATCCCTGACAGTCATAGTAAACGAATCAGAATATTCTCTTGGAATTACTGATATTGTTTGTGCTGTGGTTGATGTCTTGAGTATAATCATATTATCTATATAACGTAATAATTTTACATATTTGTAAAAGTAAATTTACAAAAAAAAACCACCCTAAAAAAGAGTGGCTAATTTACTAACTAAATAAAGGTATTTTTATACTCCTGTTGGTGCAATTTGTAATGCTGAAGCAGTTGGAGTTGCATCTAAGAAATAAGGTGCAGTTTCTTCCATTCCCTCGAACGTCAAAGTAAAGCCACTTAAATCCCCTGCTGCTGCTCCTGTAACAACTGTTCCACCTGTAGCTTCCATTCCGTTTTCAAATCCACAAAGGAAACTGTTTCCGTAATAGTCAACCACCACAATGTAAGGTCTAGCTACTGCAAGTATTTGCAATTCTGCTTGAGTCTTAGCATCTAAATAAGTTAATGTTAAATTTAAAGTTTGAGTGTAAAAAGTAGTTCCATTCTCTCTGCTACTTGTTACAGTAGTTTCTAAAGATGAATTGCCTTTTACATCGTATTCATACCAAACAGGTGCAGGGCTTCCGTTTGTGATTGTTGCTTCTTTACTTGTTGAATCTATTGCAACACTTGCAATTGTTCCAAAGTCTGCAAATAATACGGTTTTAATTCCGCCAAATGCTGATTTACAAGGTACTTTTCTACCTGTGTTTAATGTGCACGCCATATTTTTTATTGTTTTAAAAAAAAAGGGTAAGTAGATAAACTACCTACCCTCGTTTTATTGATTAATTTAATTGATTATGCGTAAGTAACGATATCTGAAGCAACTCCAAATTGTACACTTGAGGTAAATCTCATTACCATACGTACATTGTTTGAAGCATCAAGGTCAGCCATATCCAAAACTTTTACAGTATTTGTATCATTCAACAATCCTGTACCGAAATAAAGGTTTGAAGTTCTTGCAGCAATCATATCGTCATCAACTTGTCCCTGTGCTACGAACACTTTAACACCGTTAATAGTTAAACTTCCGTTATTCCACCATTGCGTACCCATACTTTGAACACCATTTGCGCCAAGTCCGTTAGCAGCGAAGCCACCTAATGCTTGAACATACAATTTAGCAGCTTTAGAACTTACGTATAAGTATAAATCTTCTTTACCATATAGTGAAGATGGAATTGCAGCAACAACTTTGCTCATTTCTACAATAATATTAGCAGCATCTAACCCACCTGCAACCTTAGCAATCTGTTGAGCAGCAGGAATGTCCCCTGCAGCAGCAGAAGCAGCAATTAACTTGTTAAATCCATCAAATGAATTGTTTGTTCCTGCCGTAGTATCTCCTTGCCAAATGTTAAATTCAGTATTTTGTGCAACTTCAGCAGCAACGTGTGCTATCATAAAGTCAGAAAATTTAGGAGGTAAAGTTTGACCTAAACCGAATCCCATAGATTGTGATTCCCAATCGCTTACGAAGTCATATTTACATAATTGTAAGTTAACTTGTAATTCAACAGGTTGAATAATTCTCTCTGTTAAAGTAACTGAAGAGTTTGGTGCAAAATCACATCCTGCAGCAGTAACTAAAGCACCTGTTGCTAATTTTTTAATTACTTCTTTAAAAGAAATGTTTGCTTTTACTGTTAAACCACCATCGTCAATAGTTGATGCAGATAATAATGCAGCAGCGATATATTCGCCTGCAAATTGTCCTGCATAAGTCGTTGTAATGTTAGTAGCAGTAGCTAATTGTAGTTTGTCTAATTTACTCATTTTATTGTTTTTTATTTATTTAATCTATTTAATACCCTGTCCATTGCTGAACTTCCAAATTTATTTTTTATAAACTCGTGCTTTTTTACAGTTGCCCCAACAGTTTCAGGATTGTGTTTTATTGGTTTACTTGATGCTTCAGAAAGTTCTTCTTTTGAAAATTCTTCTTTTACAGTTCTCGATTTCAAAACATTGCTTTTTTCTTCGCTCATTTCTTCTTCTTCAACGTCTTCCATTTTAGCTTCCTTATCGCCTTTTAAATCAGCAATAGCATCTTCTAAATTTTGAATTCGTTTCTCCATTCCTCGCCAATCAGCAACATCTGCTTCTCCATCTTCTGCCATCTCTTTATCTTCTTCTTCTAAGTCAGAAGTAATTTCTTCGCCCTCTTCGTCTTCCTTTGCAGGAACATCGTCAGCAACATCTCTAACGTCAGCAATTAGTCCCTCTTCAGAAACTACAATTAATCTACCATCTTCTAGTAAATATTCGCCAACAGGCATTGCTACTTTTTCGTCATCTGTAACGATAAAAATTTCAGAGTCTTTTTCAAATGAGTCAGCCGATACGACTGTTCCATTTTCTAACTTCATTTCTTCAAGCTTAACCTGAATGTTTAGAAGTTCTTTAATTTGATTTAGTTTACTTTTCATATTTATTATATAACGTGGTTTAAATTAAAATTTGCATTTTCGATTGTTATTCGCTTACCGTTCCTGTGATCACTCCAATGCCTTGCGCTCTCATTGAGCCATCGCAACATTCTATTGAATAGGTATTTTTATCCCAACAAAGGCAAGCCCTGCTACTACCTTTAGGCGAGGTTCTTGAGCCTATATAAATATTGTCCTCTGTATTATTTGACATCTGTTAGAATTTTTTTGATTTCATTTAATGTAATTTCTTCAGAATATTCTTCTTTTATGGATTCTTTTGGCGATTCTATTTTATCAGCAAAGTAACCCTCAATACTAAAGCCTTTTACTTTTCCTGTTTTTACGTAATCATTCCAAACATCTTCGTTTTGAACTTTTACCGAACCCATCCAAGTACCAACAGGTACGTCTAAACCATATAAAGCAGTTTTGTCTTTTTCCTTATTTTCTACAATCCAACTCTCAACCAACGTTAGACCATTTAAAGATTGTTCGTGTTCTAATGTAGTCTGTGATTGGTTTCCATTTTTAAGATATAATTGTGAAGCTTTTACAACTGTTTCCTTTGAAAAGAAAATGTAGTAATCGCCCTCGTCTCCTGTTCTGTAAATAGGTTTGTTAGGAATTAACAATGCACCCATTAATAAACGTTTCTCTTTATTTATTTCAGCAAGTTTAATTTCCTGATTTTTTAGAGCAATAAAGTCAGATTCAATCGCAGGGCTTTCAACTATTGAAATCGCTTCAATTCCTGCATCTTCTTGTTCTTCATCTAATATTAGTTCGATTATTCTCATAATTATATAACGTATTAATTTTTAAAATTTGTATTTCTTTATCCAATTGTAGCACTCGTAACAATGTTTCTGTCTAAACTTTGCGAAGTAGTTACATCACTTGACACCACAAATGCCTGTACAGGTTGTGAAGCTTGACCGCCAATAGCATCCGCCAATTGATTGGTTTCACTTGCTCCTACCACGTTAAATGCAGGGGGTTCAGGAATCGCTGATGGTGAAGCACTTGCTGCACCTGCTGCGGGATTTGTAGCAGAACCACCTCCCGCTTTTGGGTTAGTTGCCAAAATAGATTTTACAGACTTAAATCCAATAGATGCGGTTGATGCTATATTTACAAGTTTTAAAGCAAATCCAAATGGCGTAGCAGTCTTTGTAGCTAATTCCGCACTTATACCCTGATAGGTATTTATTAATGCAGCAGCAGCAGCGGAAGCTTTTCCTATTTTATTATTTTCCCCTAATAAATTAGCTATTCCTGCAAAGGTTTGTTGAGCCATATTTATTTCTGCATCTCTTTTTATACCCTCTATTTTAGTTTCTTCATCTGCAAACTTTTTGCGTATTCGCATCTTGTCTTCTTCAGTTCCATTTAATCTTGTAACTTCAGCAAGTGCTTCATTCTTTTGTTCTTCTAATGTTAGTTCTTTTTTCTGTAATTCAGATTCTAAAAAAGCAGCTAATTTTTCGTCAGCAATTACTTTTTCTTCTTCTTCAATTATTTTCTTTTTTTCCTTAAATGCCTGTTCGACATCAATCAGCATTTGTTGCTCTGTTTCTTTATCTAATTTTAGTTCTTCTAATGCTTTTATTCTGTCTGCTCTTTCTTGTTCGATATCAGCAAATTTATTCTCTTTGTCTTTTATTCTAAGTCCATCTTTAAAATCTTGTACCGCTTTTTCTTGTGCAATCTTTTCATTTTTTGCAGTTTCTGCTGCTGCTTTTGCTTCAGTATTTAATCCAATAATTTGAGCAGAAACCTCTCTTGCTTTTAAAAGTCTTGCAGATTCTAAGGCGATTATATTAGCCTTTAATTGTATTTCTTTTTTTAAATCTTCTTTGTTTGATTTTCCTAATTTATTTTCAGCAACTTGTGCAGCCAATCTTAATTTAGCAGCAGTCAATTGTTTATTTACAATTTCGTCTTCAACAGTTCCTGCTTCTTTCAAAAAATCAATCCTTTCTTGTAATGAAAAATTTTCTTTATCAATCGATTTATTAAGTAGTTCTGCCCTCTTTTTAATTGCTTCAGCATTTTCTAAAATCAAGTCCCTTTCTAATTTATCTGCTTGGGCTCTTTTATCTGCAATAGCTGCTGCACTTCTTGCATTATCTGCAACCTGTTTTGCTAAATCTTTTGATGCTTGAGTTAATTTTTTAGTACCTGCTATAGCTCCATTAATTAAAATAACCGCAGGGTTCAATTCATTATTAAGTCCGATAACTCCATCTTTTGCATCTTCAAATGCTCCTGAAAAATCGCCTTTAAATAGTTTGCTAATTGCCGAACCTAATAAGCCAACGCTTTTAATTACTGCATCAAATTTGTCCATTACAAATGTTTTGATACTTGTACCGAATGATTTTAGTGATTCAATAGGATTCGTAAAGACGTTAATTAATAACAATCCTAAGTCCGCAAGTTTATCAGTAAACACCGTAACTACCGAACCAATAACAAGCATCATTTTGTTGAACTTGTTTTGTCCCTCTTCTGAAGATGTAAAGGCTGAAGCTAAAGCACCAACTGCTAAAACTAAAGCACCAAGTCCTGTTGCGATTATTGCACCCCTCATAGTCTTAAAAGAGCCTGTAACTTTTTTCAAACCTTTACCAAGTCCTGTAAATCCTGAAGCAAGACCACCTGTCATTTTATCAAGTTGTCCGATAACTCCCTCAAATTGTTCAGTACTTTCTGTTGTACTTTCAATTTCTTTATTTAGGTTATCTACGCTTTTAACTGCACCCTTTGTGTCTACCTTAATTACAAACGTTTTTTCTACTGCCATTTTGTATTGTTTTTAATTTTTTCCATCACTTCTTTAAAATCTTTTGGTAAAGAATTTTTACCTTGTGCGATTCTAATATTCTCTGTTTCTCCATCTGCTACTTGTAGCAACTCTAATATGTTTTTTATCATACTTCGTTTAGTAATTCGATACTACTTTTTCCGTTCTGAAGATTTGTAGTAATTGAGTTAATAATATATCGTTGTGAATTTATTTCAAACGTGTCATTTAATTTAAAATCAAATAATATTCTTAATGGTAAATATGCACTTACTTGTGTAATTCGTCTCCTTGTATTAAAAACATCTATAATGTATTCACTATGATAAACTTTAAATAAGGTGTTCGTAAATTCGTTTGTATTTGTGTATTCATTTATTTCATTATTGAAATTTATGTTGTCTTTACTCTGATAAACAGGGTTAATATTTAAAGCATTTGATGGTATTGTATAAAATGTTTTTGATTGAACACTCGAACCTGAAAGCACTAAACTTATTGGTGTTAATCCTGTTCTATAAATAGCATAAAATATTAATGGTTTCCCAATGTATGGTTGCTGATTTTCATTTACAGACCAACCCCATTGTATAGTTGTATTTGAACCATTAGATACATTAATTAAACGCTCATATTTAAAGTGTTCAAAAGGAATTAAAACTTTATATATTTCAGTCGATGCATTAAGGTTAACACCACCCGATTGACCTGTTGGCGAACCTGAATAACTTAACGCACCCCAATTTGAACCTGAAAGTTGATTGTGTTGTTTAGCTAAAAAACTACCCGTACCCTCATACCCATAAACAATTTCGTTGTAAGGTAGTGCAACATTTACAGAACTTTTTGTTGTATCTACAAAACTAGATACATTGTAATTTACAGGTGCATCATTACTATTAATATCCGAATCTGTATAATAAGATAAATTTCCTGCTGCACCATAAACAGATGCGCTCGTAGCTTCCAAAGGGCGCACTACTATTGTACCGTTTTTATCTACATAAGCTACTAGGCTAAACATTTTAAATAGTCCCGTTAGAAACGACATAATAGATACGTCAGGTATTTGTTCACTAACTAAAAAATCAAAAGTATTTGTAAGGGAAAAAGATGTTGTGCTTACAGTATCAGTATAACTAGTACCGCCCTGATTCTGCAAAGGTTGATAATAGCCATTAAATTCCCACTCAACGTTAGAAAACGATATTGTTGATGCAGCAGTTACAGAAACAGTCATACCTGCATTTGCAACTTCATTAAAAGAATTATTAAAACTTCTTGTTCCTGATGCGCTTGTAGATTGAAAAACTACGTTTCCATTTAAAGTAATTGTTACAACATACGGAACACTACTTGTAGTCGTAAAAGTTATTTCATTATCAAATATTCTACTTGGAAAAGCCAACATTGCAGCAGGTGTAATTACTGTATTTCCTTGCAGTATAAGAATAGTGTTTGCAGGAGATGGTGCGGCAAAAATTACTTGACTAGTAATTGACGACACTTGTTGCGAGGGTTGTACTGCTCCGCTTTTACGATGTAACCACATATATAAGTTGTAAAAAGCAGGATTTGAAACATTAAAAAAGTCTCTTGAAAATAATATATTACTTGAATAACCCTCTGCAATAGTGTATTTTAATTCAATCTCTAAAATTATTTCATATAACCTAAGAGCAAACTTTAATTGATTCCATACAACACCTTTAACAGTTCCTGCATTATAACTGACATTATTAGTTCCTGCTACGTTTTCAGAAGAGTTATAGTAAAGACTATCTGTATGAGTTATCAAAGGCACTATTAGTTTACTGTTTCCAATCGCCCCCATATAAAGACTAATATTAGCTGCGCTATAAGGTATGCTATAAGCACTACTTGAAAACAATAAAGAGCTTAATCTATCTTCGCCTAAGATGTCGGGTAATTCTACTGTATTACCAAAGAATGTAATTTTATAAGTATAAGCAATTCCATTTTTTAAAGCAACCCCCTCTAATCTAATACGACCTGTTTTATATGGTATTGAATTTAATTCTAAACTAGAATCTTTTTTTATTCTAGCATCAAAACCATTTACAATGTCAAAATTATAATAGTGTTTAAAAATCTTGTTATTTGTACTACTCGCAGGAATAGTAAACGTCTTTGTAAATGAGGTAAATATTTTAGCTACATCTTTTACATTCTGAATTGTTTGAGTTAAAGAAACCGTTTCATCTTTGAATAAATCAATCCTTGTACCCTCTATGTATAATTGTAATTCTTGCATCTATGTTATTTCTGTGTTACCTTATGTTATTTATGTAATCAAACGCATCTTCAAATTCTATTGTATAATTAATTAATCTGTTATTTAAAGATGTTTTTAATTCTATTCTTGAAGATTTAACACGTACAGGTATTACGATTTCTGATGCAGGATTTCTCTTATTGTAAACTACCATCCACACGTACTCGCTTAAAAGTAACTGTTCAAAATATTCAACTGCACCTTCAGGGTAATAACC